ATTGTCCTGAGCCTCACGAAAGCTCTGCCTTAGCTTATCTATTTCCACCGTTACCCCTAAGCTCGGATTTGCCTTGTACCAGTTTTTCTCGTCCGTCCAGTCGTCACCGTCATCAAGTCCATATATCACGGGATAAAACGACGGGTCAAACTTTCTGCCCTCCAATATGTCCTTCGCCTTTTGGTGCACCTCCCAGCAAATCGAGTTTCGGTTAATGCCCGCTGTGGTTATAAGGAAAAACAGCGGCTGCTGCCTTGCATCGCCTGAGCCGTGAAGCATAACGTCGTACAACGCTCTGTTCGGCTGTGCGTGCAATTCGTCGAACACCACGCCGTGAACGTTTAGTCCGTGCTTGGTATAGCTTTCCGCGCTTAAAACCTGATAAAAACTGCTTGTGAGCGGGAATGTTAGCCGTTTTTGCGATTCTAATGGTTTGAGCCGCGCTTGTAAGCTCGGGCACTGCTTGACCATATCGAGTGCGACCTTATAGACAATACCCGCCTGCGATTTGTCCGCCGCGCATCCGTAAACTTCCGCGCCCTGTTCGCCGTCCGCGCAAAGCAAATATAGCGCAATTGCCGCTGCAAGTTCGGATTTCCCTGCTTTTTTAGGCACCTCTATATATGCCGTGTTGTATTGCCGGCTTCCGTCTTTTTTTAGTGTGCCGAATATGTCCCTTACAATTTTTTCCTGCCACGGCAACAGTGTGAAGTTTTGTCCGTGCCACTTGCCTTTGGTATGCTTTAACTGGTTGATAAATAGGACGGCTCTATCCGCTGCCCTCCGCTCCATTGCTTGATGTTTACTAAGTCGCGCCACATCCGATTATGCCTCCTCCTTGACTTTATTGTACGGAATTTCACGACCTCCTCGAATGAGAAAAATGCCCGTGTCATCTTTTACTTGCTCTATATACCGCTTGACCGTTGTATCGCAATATTTTGGGTCAAGCTCAACAGTATAACACCTACGTTCGAGTTGGTCTGCCGCAATTAGCGTTGAGCCGCTCCCGCAGAAGCCGTCGTATACAAGCTCGCCGTACCTCGAGCTGTTATATATAAGTTCCGCGCAAAGTTTAATCGGCTTCATTGTCGGGTGCTCCGGTGAACGCATAGGACGGTCGCAATGTATTGCCGTTGTTTTCTCATATGCGAATATTTTTTCCACTAAATCCCTTAACTCGTCTTTGGTCAGCTTCTTTATGTCTTGCGGGTACTCAAATAACGAAGGCTTAGTCCTGTCATTTATAAAGTAATGCGGACACCCGTCTTTTACTTTCCATCCGTATAAAATAGGCTCTGTTATCCATTGATAATCCTGCCGCCCGAGTGTAAAGTGGTTTTTTACCCAAGTTAAAACCTGCGCATATTTAAAGCCCGCTTCTATAAGACAGTTAATAAAGCTCACCGTTTCCTTTGTGCTATGGAATACATATAACGCCGCGCCGCCTTTCATCACGCTGTATGCTGTTTTGTAGTAGTCTAATAAAAACTTTTTAAAGTTCTCATCGCTCATCTTGTCGTTAAGTATTCCCTTATGCATAAGTTGTCCGTGTCCCGCCTGTGCCCTGTGCTCTAATAAGTCACCATAATCAACGTTATACGGTGGGTCTGTCACCATAAGGTCGGCGAGTTCCCCTTTGAATAACCGCAACACATCCTCAGGTTTGGTGCTGTCGCCGCATAACAGCTTGTGCTGACCTAACTTCCATATATCGCCGATGCGCGTCAAGGTTCGCCGCTCTGCCTCCTCTAACGCTTTATTCTCGTCGAAGTCATCCTCGTGTGCGTTCTCAATAGCTCCCGCGCCGAATAAATCTGCTGTCTCTGCCACGTCGAATCCCGTTAAACTTAAATCAAAACCGCTATGTTCAAGGTCTTTTAGCAGTGAGGTCAATAGCCCTGTATCCCACTCGCCGCTGATTTTATTCAGCGCAATGTTTAGTGCCTTTTCCTGCGCTTCGTCTAAATCGACGACTACGCAGTCCGCTTCAGCGTGACCGAGATGTTTAAGTATCTTTATGCGCTGATGTCCGCCGACAATGTTGCCCGTGCGCTTATTCCAAATAGCGGGCTCGACGTACCCGAACTGTTCAATGCTCCGCCTCAGCTTTTCAAACTCCGCGTCCCCCGGCTTTAAGTCCTTACGGGGATTATATTCCGCCGCTTTCAATTTATCAATAGCTATTTTCTCTATCTGCATTTATTTCCTCCGTTGAACATGAAAAAAGCCGCCCACACCTGAGCGACTTATTTCTTTTTAATTGGTATAATTTATTTAAGCGTTTTTTATATGTATAGAATACCGCTTCCCGTTATCCATGAACACGGTGAATGCGGTCAGCTTATCTTTATCTTTAGTATATTCGATTTGGATTATCTCCTCCATTTCAGTATAGACGAATTCCCCGACCTGAATAATAATGCTTTCGGATTCATCCATTTTCGCTAACCCTCCTTTTTTAGTAAACAACGCGCGCTTGTTGTTCCACTTATATTATATCTTAGATATGGGCACAATTCAATTACTTTGTGCCTAAATTTGAGATAATAAAATAAAAGGAAGCGACTATTTATGCGTGTATTGTCGGATTTTAGCGAAAGGCTCTCCGAGCTTATGCTTGAGAGCAATTTAACAACAGACCGATTAGGTGCTGTCCTCGGCGTAAACGGCTCAACCGTGCGCCGCTGGAAGCAGGGCAAGCGTAATATTTCGCTTGACTGCGCTCTGCGGCTTGCTGAATATTTTAATTGCTCTCTTGATTTTCTTGTCGGACGTTCAGAAACCAAACTTGACTTTACTCCGCAGCCTCACCTTCCGTTTTATGAGCGCCTGCGCGAGGTTATGGATGAGCGCGGCATAACTTGGTATCGTATCGTAAAAGATGGTATCGTATCCGACAACAATCTTTCAACTTGGAAAAACGGTGCGTCGCCTTACTTACAATCGGTTATCGATATTGCTAATTATTTGGGGTGTTCGCTCGACTATTTTATAGGACGTGAACAATAATTTAATTTGGCTTGTGCACCCGGTCTGTTCAACGCTCTGCGCCCCGGCTTTAAATATTTGCGGGGTTATATGCCGAGATATGTAAGGGTTAATTGCTATTTATTTTCTCTATTTTATTATAAGTTGTTATTTATCTCCTAACCTCTTACATTGTTCAATCTGTTTAGTTGTAAAATATCTAACAGGATTTTGCGATCCTTTTTGCAACAAATCAACAATATATCGCCCAAAAAAATTATTGAATACAGCATCCTCTGCTTTAATTCCCTCAAATGCCTTCCTATGAGAGTCAGTTCTTTTATCATATTCATCTATCCATTTTGTAGGCTTCCAAACCCCAAAAACAGTTCCTTTGATTACAGATAATACATACTGTATTTTTTTTGTTCGTTCATCAGATATACGCCATTTGCTTCTAGTTCTTTCGTATATTAAATCAAAGTCTAACTCGTTAAAACTCAACTTCGCAAAAGCGTCGTGATTTACATAATCAGTGAAATCTTTATCTATGTTGAGAATTATGGCAAGAAGCGTTTCCTCATCCTTATTTGAGCAGAGCTCACAAAATTCCTCACCCTCAATTACCACATAATTCAAAGCGCATTTGGGACATTTAAAAGGCTTCATTCCTCTCTCTCCCCAGTTTTTCTCTTATTATAATGTCTTTTTCTATAATTGTACAGCATGTGGCTGTTAATTTCGCCTTTTGTCCCGTGAACTCCTCAAACCGACGGATTGCAACATCGCAATATTCCGGCGTTATCTCGACGGCTCTGCACCGTCTGCCTGTTTGCTCGCACGCGATAATTGTCGTGCCGCTGCCACTGAACGGCTCTAAGACTATGCCACCCTTGTCGCTGTGCATTTTCATGCAACGCCACGGTAGTTCAACAGGGAACATTGCCGGGTGCGCTCTGTTCGCCGATACGGTATTTATTTCCCATATACCCGCATAACCCCATTTTTTCCGCTCCTCTTTGGTAAGCCTTTTGACAAATTTATAACTGTGCTCCGCGTATGCCGAAACCCACGCATATTCTTGATCATTATATTCAGGCTCTGCTTGCTTACCGTATGCCGTTATATATTCGTATTGCTGCGCCGGCTTATTCGTCACAAGGTGATAAGCGCCGATACCAAAGTTAATACCTTGCTTTTTCCATATCCGTATCCAAATAGGCCGGTAACCGTTCTCTTTAAAAAAGTTTGCGCTGTAAAAATTCGTCGGCTCTATGAACTGCGTCCCCGTACTGTATAGGTCGCCTAAATTCCAAACCACTATATCTGCGTATTTGGTTACGTTTTTGACCACGGGCTTTATTAATTCAAACCACGGTTCAATGCCCTTTTTCTCATATTCCTTGCCGACGCCATATGGCGGCGAAGTAACCGCAACCTGCGCGCGCTCTTTGCCCATGACTCGCCGAATATCACCTTCGTCTGTGCTATCCCCGCATAAAAGCAAGTGCTCGCCAAGCCGCCAAAGGTCGCCGCGTTTTGTTACCGCACCTTTTGCCTTTACTTCTTTTAAGGCTTGCTCCTCATCGAAGTCATCCTCTACCGCCTCTTTTGAGTAAAACTGATTTAACAGCTCGTCTACCTCCGCCGCGTCAAAGCCTGTCATGGTAACGTCAAAACTGCTTGCTTCCAAATCTGAAAGCAACGCCGCAAGTTTGTCCTCGTCCCACGAGCCCTGAACTTTATTCAGCGCAATGTTCAAAGACTTTTCGCGGGTATCGTCTAAATCCACCACCACGCAGTCGATTTCTTTTTCTCCTAAATCTTTGAGTACCGTCAAACGTTGATGTCCGCCGACCACGTTCCCCGTCCGGCTATTCCAAACTATCGGCTCGACAAACCCGAATTCCTGAATGCTGCGTTTTAGCTTTTCATAATCTTTATCGCCTGCTTTTAACTCTATCCGCGGGTTGTAGTCTGCCGCTTTGAGTTTTGCTATGTCAATTTTTTGTATATTCACTCTGCCCCCGCTAAATCTTACCCGTAAGTATTTGCTCCATTATGTCCTCGTTATGATTCTTGCCAACGGGCACTTCGCAATTCTCTTTTACTATTTGATAAATTCGCGCCCACAAATCATTTGCGCGTTTTAGAAACCTTTCGCTCATTCCGACGTAAGGCGAAGCAATCGGCGCGCTTGTTGTCGGGTGTTTTGCTAAGAGTCCGAACGTGGACAACCCCTCCTCGCATTGTATATATCTTGCTACGCTTGACGCGTACTGCTCGATTTGCTCTTTTATTATGAGGTGGTCGCACCGCCTTTCTTTTATCCACTTAAACGTTGACTCATAAACCTCTCGCGCGACGCTCTGTCGCTGCGTATTCTTGGTTTCGTCATTTAACCATTCAGAAGGCGGCGGAATAACCTCAACGGCAATATCGCTCATTGCTTCGTTAGGTATATATTTAATTTGCCGCCTGCCGGCATTGTGCTCTAATTTTTCGGCAAGCGGTTTTCTCTTTCTGCCTGCGCCTACCCGCGCTCCGCCTTGTGCCATTTTTATTACCTCCATATATGCTTTGATTACGCGCCTCGGGTCAATTTTAGTTTGATTTGGGGAAATATTATATCTTTTTCAGTGAATTAATTTTTGATTATTTTAAACCAACGACTGCTTTCCCCTTTAA